AAGTGCAAAAGCAGTATCAAGAAAAAATAGAGAGTGCAAAAGGGATCTACTACATTGCTAGAGACTTTGACACATTTATTGAATGGTATGATAAAATAAATAAATAAAAATAGTTGCACAACTAAAAATTATTATTACATTTGTAAACAATTAAATAAATATATATGCAAAACCAAGAAGAAAAACTACCAACATTGCATCTTAGGATGGCTGCAATTAAGTTGGAAATTAGTAAGCGTAAAATTCCAAAATCAGGACTTAACAAATTCTCTGGATTTAGGTACCATGAGCTTACAGATTTTATGCCTATTGTTAATGAATTAAATGCTAAGTATGGAGTAAATGCTTATCCTAAATTCTTAAAGAATGAAGGGATTTGTGTACTAACATTAGTTAATTCAGATGATAAAACTGATTTCTATGAAGTTATCATCCCTTATGTTGATGCTGAAATGTTAGCTAAAGGTGGTGGTACATCTGTAGTTGATGCGATCCAAAGATTAGGATCTACTATCACTTACAATAGAAGGTATCTTTATCAATCAGCCTATGACATCACTGAGAATGATGGTGTTGAATCATTAGAACCAGTTACAGTAGCTGAAAAACCATCCCTTACAGATGACAGATTCAAAGAAGCTCTTAAGTCAATTGAGTCAGGTAAGTACACAGNAGANAAATTNAAANCAGANTTTANNNTAACCAAACAACAAATACAAGCACTATGAAGTGGCATCCATCATCACTAGGTAAATTAATGACTGAGTCTAGAACAAAGTCAGAAGTATTGAGTCAGACTACTAAGTCTTACATAGCTAACAAGGCAAAAGAGGACTTCTTCGGCTACAATTCTTTTATCTCTACTAAGCCAATGCAGAAAGGCACTGACTGGGAGCACGAGTCAATTGAACTAGTCAATCAGGTAAGAGACACATTCTATATTAAGAATGAAGAAACTATTGAGAATGACTGTCTAATCGGTACACCCGACATCATCTTAGACAATTCAATCATTGACATCAAGACTTCATGGTCTTTAGAGACTTTCCCAGCTATCTCAGCTGAGGGAGTTAATAAAGATTATGAGTGGCAGTTGAGAGGCTACATGATGCTATGTGATAAGCAATCAGCTGAGCTAATCTACTGCATGATTGACACAGATGACTTCTTACTTACTGATTGGGATAACAAATCTATCCACAAGGTAGCTCACATTGATCCTAAGAAACGAATCACAGTGCTTGAGTATGAACGTAACACTTTGACAGAAGAAGCCATTAGAGAGCGTTTATTGGCTTGCACAGAATATTACAATGAATATATTGAACAATTAAACTTTAAGTAAGATGAAAATTAGCAAAGAAGAAGCAAATAAAAAATGGATTGAATCATTAGGTAATTTTAAAACTTATGTTTCTGAAAAAAATGAAAGAAGTAGAAATATGCTTTGTTTTTACACAAATTTAAGCGAAACATGGGGTAGGTTTTTATTTGAAAAAAATATAATTTACGGAGATGAAAATGGATTTTATAGATGGAATGAAAAAATCCCAATTAGTATGTCTTTAATTTCATCTTATAGAAATTGGAGTAAAGAAATAAGAATCATAAAAACACACAAAATGCCAAAACAAATGAAATCAATACAGACACCACCATCACCTAATAGACGCAGAAGAACACCATCTGTAGTAATTGAACAGACTCCACAGACTCAGGTAGGATTGATTAGAAGGTTCTTAAGATGGCTGTACTAATGGAAAAGTCCTACTTCATTATTGAGTCATGCCTAGAGAATCTCAAGTATGCTCGCTACTCAGCTAAGACATTCAACAAGTCAGGTCATGACTACTGTATTTTAGTCACAGAGAACTATGACCAGCTTGATGTTAGGAAGGTAAGTAAAGAAGAATTTAACAATTTAAACAAAATAAAATGACAGCAGTAGAATGGTTGGTTGAATATATACATTCAGAAGAATATCAAATAGCATTTGGCAGAACATATATCAGTATTGAATTAGTTAAACAAGCCAAAGAAATGGAGAAGGAGCAGATTAAAGAAGCTCAAGATAATGGATTTTCAAATGGATTTGATTCAGCACTTAACCTTTAAAACAAAACAAAATGATTGAACTAAACAAAACATACAAGAATTTAACTAGAGAGCAGTTGGTAGTGCCAATCTCAAATAAGGGTGGCAAGGTTATTTATCAAGTTACTAAGGCTAGCTCAGATAACTCAATCAATGAATTCAAGTGCGCAACTGCACGATTTTTAAACCTATATAAATTAACAAAATGAGTCAACACACAACAACTGGAGTAATTATTAACAAATTGCCCGCAAAACAAGTATCTGAAAAATTCAGAGTACAAGAATTTATCCTCAAGGTAGGAGTTGATAAGTATCCGCAAGAGGTAAAATTTCAGCTAGTCAATGACAACATTGATCTACTAGACTTTATCCAGGTGAATGAACAAGTAGAGGTGACATTCGAGCTGAGAGGTAGAGAATACAATGGCACACACTATGTCAGTCTTAATGCTCTAAAAGTTATCTCTAAGCTATTCTAATGAGACTAGTAAAGTACATCACAGTAGTGCTATGCCTAATGGCTACCTTTGGCTTGTTCTTTTATGGCATGCACTACTTTCTCGGCAAGAGAGGACTCACAATCGTTTCAATAATAATACTAATTTATTTCATCTATGGATTCATCAGAGACCTATACAATCACTATACCAACGACTAAGGACTTCTCCATCAAGCAATGGATGCTAGAGCAGACTAATCTGAGAATGACAAACAGATACAAGCAGATACACATAGCTGAGGACATGGAGGTCAATTACTCACAGCTCACAAGGTTTCTCAATGGAAAGACAGTGAAAGACTCATTTTATGAAAAATGGTTTAAATGGTACATCCAAAATTAGTATCTTTACACACATGACAGCATTCTTTACTTCATTAGTAGCTACTTGGTGGTTTGTTAACTTTGAGCCTATTCAGAACTTTATTAACAAATTCATACTACCTGACTGGCTACACACTGCTCTAGGATGCTGGAAGTGTATGTCATTTTGGACTGCACTCATTTACTCACAATCATTCACCGTAGCATGTGCTACTTCACTTACAGCAGTATGCTTGAACAAACTGATATACAACTCGTAGAATCAATTATAGCACTACCTGAGAAGGAGATTCTGACTAAGAGGTCACTGTCACAGCTCAAGATGGTAAAGTTCATGGCTACTAGAGAGATTGATAAGGAGTGCTTTTGTTCTACAGTGAGAAGGAAAGTGTGGTATAAAGACTTTTTATCCTGGTATGAAAAGAATGCTTGACCAATACTTGACTAACAACTACACAGAGGTGCTCAAATATACCAAGCACTTCATTCAGCGACTCAAAATCCCTAGCTCAATAGAAGCTGATGCTGTCATTAACAATGCCTACCTTCACTGTGCTAAGCTAGAGGCTAATGACATGACCATTGATAAGGCAAAGAGCTACCTACTCAACACAATCAAGTATGAGTTAATTTGGACTCAAGGATCAAGGACTAAAAAAGATGACATCTATAGGTCACATGAATACTTAGAGGACTCACTAGATGATCCATCCGACATTGAGCACAAGGTGAATGTAGAAGAGAGCTATAATTTTAAGAAGGCAATGGTGGAGATATATCGCAACTCTTTGGATGATAGAATAAAAAGAATTATCTTTGAGGCATACTATGACAAAGGTCATTCTACTCAGACTGCTCTAGCTAAGTATTTTGACATCAATAGCACATCAGCATTCTTTCTAATCAAAGAAATAAAACAAAATATAAAAGAGATACAATATAGGTATAAAGACTAAAATTATGGAATATAAAATCAAATTAGAATACGTAGGTAAGACAGTGAAAATCTATGACAGATTTCAAGGCACTAAGACTATTGTCATTGATAAACTTGACCTAACTAAAGTTAAGTACTACCAAACTATTGGACTCAAGCATATATTTGAGGAGGTAGTGACTGATACAGCTCCTGAGCCTATGGTAATTGAGTACACAGCAGTTGAGGATGTACCAGTGAAAAAGAAACGTACTAAGAAGGTAGATGCACCTACTGACTAAATATTTTGCATCACTAGCAGAAGAGTCATACACTGACTATCCACAACAAGCTACTGAGAATGCTAAGATAGCTCTCAGATACGCTGAAGAGAATGGATGGGGTAGCTGTGGCACACCAGTAGGCAAAGCAAGAGCTAATCAACTTGCAAAAAAAGAGCCTATCACTAGAGATACAATTGCTAGAATGGCTGCATTTGAAAGACAAAGACAAAACTCAGACAAAGAGCTAGGTGATGGATGTGGTAGACTAATGTGGTTAGCTTGGGGTGGAGATGCTGGTGTTGAATGGGCTCAAAGAAAACTAAAACAGATAGACAATGGCTAAGCACAAATACATAGCTACTCCTGAGGCAATGTGGGACTTATTTGTATCCTACAGAGATTGGTGCAAAGCTAATCCTAGATATCAATACTCACTTTCTAATAAAACTGGTGAGGCAACTGCTATTCCATTAGAGAGACCATTGACGCAAGTAGGTTTTAGATGTTATGCATCTGAGAATGGTAGTGCAGTGCAAGATTATTTCGCTAATACGGATGGGAGATATATTGATTATGCGACAATCTGTACACGCATAGAGGAGGCAATCAGGAAAGACCAAATCGAAGGTGGTATGACTGGGCAGTACAATGCATCCATAACTCAAAGACTAAACAACCTGACTGAGAGAGTTGACACTACATCAAAAGGTGAATCTATCTCAGAGATTAAAGTGAATATTATTACTTCTAATAAAGAGTAATATATCTTAATAATAAATAATACAAGTACTACTAATAGTGGTATGATTTGTCTATGGAGCTAAACAGCACAGTAATCTTTCAAAAGAATCACGAGGCACTCAATGACTCAAGTCATAGGTTTATTATCAATGAGGGTGGCTCAAGGTCATCAAAGACCTACTCACTATGTCAGCTGATTATTGTGTATTGCTTACAGAATCCTAACAAGGTAGTGTCAATCATTCGTAAGACCTTCCCAGCATTGAGAGCAACTGTGATGAGAGACTTCTTAGAGATAATGAAGAACTTAGATATCTATGATGTGGCTAGACACAATAAGTCAGAGCACATCTACACATTTAGTAATGGCTCTATAGTTGAGTTCTTCTCAGTAGATGATGAACAGAAGATAAGAGGTAGGAAGCGAGACCTTGCCTGGTGCAATGAAGCCAATGAGCTCTACTATGATGACTTCACTCAGCTCAACATGAGGACAGAAGGTAAGCTAATCTTTGACTACAATCCATCTGAGAGCAACTCTTGGCTGTATGAGTTACCAGTTGAGGAGTCAATCCTAATCAAGTCAACTTATAAGGACAATCCCTTCCTACCTGATAGCATCAAGAGACAGATAGAAGACTTGAAACGCACTGATGAAGCACAATATCAAATCTATGCACTAGGAGAGAAAGCCATCAGCAAGAGCAACATCTACAGCAATTGGTCATTTGTCAAGCATAGGCCAGCTAAGTTCACATCCTTTGTATATGGACTTGACTTTGGGTACAATCACCCTACAGCATTGGTCAGAGTATACTGGAGAGACAAAGACATCTACATTGAGCCAGTCATCTATGAGAGCTACTTGACCACTACTGACCTGAT